AGATGGCCAGCGGCGTGGCCATGAACGACGAGGCCGTCGACCTGCTGCTCTACGGCCGGTCCGAAGGCGTGATCCGTACCGACTACTGCGACACCCCGTGCCAGATCCGCATCGATTGGGTCCACCCGCACCGGGGCATCGTGGACTTCAAAACCTGTGATGACCTGACTTGGTTCGAAGCCGACGCCCGGCGCTACGGCTACCACCGACAGATGGCGTTCTATCGCGCGGTGCTGGCCCAAGTCCTCGACGGCGAGATGGTGCCGGTTCACCTCGTCGCGGCCGAGAAGAAAGAACCCTTCCGCTGCGGGGTCTGGCGCGTCGGTGACGACACGCTGACCATCGCTCAACGCGAAAACGAATCAGCCATCCGACGGCTGCGCACTTGCTGGGACAACGACCACTGGCCCACTGGATTCGAGCAGGTCCGTCTGCTCGAGGTCGCTTGATCGAGCATTTCTTCGCGCCCGGGCGGCTTGTGGCGGGTCCACCACATGCGACGGCCACCCCCCGGGCGCTTCTTTTGAACAACAACGTGAACCACTCACGCACAAGGAAGCACACATGTCCCTACTCCAACAGATTCACACCGGACCACGTCACTCGCCGCCGCGATTCCTGATCTACGGCACCGAGGGCATCGGCAAGTCCACCACCGCGGCGCAGGCCCCAAAACCGATCTTCATCCCGACCGAAGACGACCTGGACCAGATCGACTGCGCCAGCTTCCCGCTTGCCCACAAGCTCGAAGACGTGGAGTCGGCGATCCAAGCCCTGCTGCACGACAAGCACGAGTTCGAGTCGGTCGTGATCGACTCGGTCGACTGGCTCGAACGGCTGATCTGGGACGCGCTGTGTGAACAGTACGGCGTCAACAGCATCGAGAAGGTCGATGGCGGTTACGCCAAGGGCTACACGCACGCCCTGACGCCGTGGCGGAAGGTGCTCAACGATCTGAACGCCCTGCGCAACCAGCGCGGCATGTGCGTGATCCTGCTGGCCCACGCCAAGGTCGAGAAGTTCGAAGACCCCGAGCATCTGGCCTACGACCGCTACTCGCCGCGACTGCACAAGCACGCCACGGCGCTGATCACCGAGTGGGCGGACGCCGTGCTGTTCGCCACCCGCAAGATCATCACCAAGACCGAAGACGGCGGGTTTGGTCGCGACCGCACCATCGCGTCGGGCCTGGGCAAAGACGGGGGCGAGCGCGTGATCCGCACCGTCGGTAGCCCGGCCTGCGTGGCCAAGAACCGCTACGGCCTGCCCGCTGAATTGCCGCTCTCGTGGCCCGCGCTGATGCGGGCATTGACCAGCGATACCGGCGCGAGCGCCCAGAACGACCCGTCCCCATCCACCAACAAGAAGACCAACAAGGAGTCCTGACCCATGGCAAACCTCAGTGGATTCAATGCGCACGAAGTCGACCCGAACACCAGCTTCGATCCGATCCCCGCGGACAAGTACCTCGCGGCCATCACCGCCTCGGAGATGAAGCCAACCAAGAACGGTAACGGCAGCTACCTCGAGCTGACGTTCTCAGTCCTCGAAGGCGAGTACCGGGGACGCACACTCTAGGCCCGGCTGAACCTGAACAACCCCAACGCCACGGCGGTGAAGATCGCGCGTGGCGAACTGTCGGCGATCTGCCGGGCCGTCGGGGTGATGCAGCCCAGGGACAGCGTGGAACTGCACAACCTGCCGCTGGTCATCAACGTCAAGCTCAAGAAGCGCAGCGACAACGATGAACTGACCAACGAGATCAAGGGCTTCGAGGCCAAGGCCGAAGCCGGTGCGCACATCGCTGCTTCCGGCGGGCAGGCTTCGGTGACCGACAACACGCCGCCGTGGAAGAGGGGGTGACCGGTGGACACGCTTCTCTACGACCTGAACGCGCGTGACGGTGGTGAGCCGCTCATGCTCCGAGCCAGTTGCTATTCGCCTGAGTCCCACGAAGTGCAACTGAAGTTCGGCGGCACGGAGTCTGACCCGAAGGTGTTGATCAACTTCTCGTTGATCGATGGCGAGCTCTTCATCGACGTGATCGACATGGGAAGGCTCGAAGAGGACGACGTGCCGTGCGGCGCACTCGCCTCACTGAGCGCCAAGCTCCGCGTCGGCCACGACGAACTGGTGGTGGAGGACGAGGAATCGTGAAGTTGACGTTGCCCTATCCACCGAGCATCAACCACTACTGGCGTCACTACCGGGGCCGGACAGTGATCAGCCAGGACGGGCGACGGTTCCGCGAGGACGTGCTGGCACTGGTTCCGACTCAAGAGGCGTTGCCGCAGACGGCCACCTCGGCACAGCGAAGCGGCAACGGCCCACGCAAACCACCGGCGGGCGGGCGCATCGCGCTGTGCATGGATGCGTTCCCGCCCGACCGCCGCCGTCGCGACCTCGACAATCTCCAAAAACCGCTACTCGATGCATTGGAGCACGCCGGCGTCTATCTGGACGACAGCCAGATCGATTTGCTGGTCACCCGACGACGGTCAAGCGGCAAGCCCGGCCATATCGAAGTTCAACTCGACGAACTGCCGCTGCGGCGGTGCCCGCTGTGTGGGGCCGCGATCAACCCGGAGAACAACTGACCATGAGTCATCCCAAGCGCATCTATCTGGCGGGGCCGATGACGGGCCTGCCGGACCACAACTTCCCGGCGTTCCGCGCCGCCGCCGAGCGCCTGCAGCAGGCGGGCTGGGAGGTGGTGAATCCGGCCGACAACTTCGGCGGTCGCACCGATCTTCCACGCGGCAGTTATCTGCGTGCGGACGTGGTGCTGCTTCTGCAGTGCGATGCGATGGCGATGTTGCCCGGCTGGGCGGATTCGCGGGGCGCGAAGCTCGAGTACCTGCTCGGTCGCGAACTGGGCATGCCGATCATCGACGTGGCTACCTTCCAGCCGCTGGCCGACGCGCCGGCACCAACGGTGCATCTGCACGAGCTGCGACTGGTCGAACCCCCGGAATCGCCGTCGACCGTTCCCGTCCTCGAAGAGGCGGCTGAACTGACCAGTGGTCAGCGCAACGCCGACTACGGTCACCCCCGGGAGGATTTCGGTCGCACGGCGCAGATGTGGACCGGCGTGCTGGCGGACAAGCTCCGCGAGGGTCAGCAGATCGATGCGATGGATGTGCCGTTGTGCATGATCGCCGTGAAACTCGCGCGGCAGGCCCATCGGCACAAGCGAGACAACCTGGTCGACATCGCCGGCTACGCCCGGACGGCGGCCATGATCGCCGGGGAGGAGTAAGTGGCCGCACGACGTTCCCGTAAATCCCGCGTCATGATCGCCTTTGGCGACGCCCATATTCCGCACCACAACCCGCGTGCGGTGGAGGTCGTCTGCCGCGCGATCGAGCACATCAAGCCGGACTTGGCGGTGTGCCTGGGCGACGTGCTCGACTGCGGTCAGTTTTCATCGCATCCGCCCACCCACGGCGTGCCGGAAACGAACTACCAGGACGACCTGGCCGAGGCCAATGCGCTACTGGACCGGGTGCAAGCGGCAAGCGGCCGGTTGGTCATGGTCGAAGGCAACCACGAGTATCGCCTGGACCGGTGGGCAGCGCTGACCAGTGAAGGTCGCGGCGCGTACTCGATGCTCGCTCCGCGTCTGCAGTTGTCGCGCAATCGCAAGAAGTTCACCTACGTGCCCTACGGTTCGGCCACGGCTCGCTATCCGCACTACGCGATCAACTCGCGGATCATCGCCGTGCATGGCTGGTCGTATGCCCGACACGCGACCAAGAACCACCTGCAGATCAGCCAAGGCAAGAGTGTCATCCACGGCCACACGCACCGGGCTGATTCCAGCATCATCCAGAACATCTGGTCGCCCGGGAATGTGATCCAGGCCCGAAGCGCCGGCTGTTTGTGTAAGCCCATCCCGCTCTACGGCACGGGCCGACCGGTCGAATGGGTCAATGCTTTCATCCTCGGTTACCTCGGCCGACGCAGCGACACGCTCTACACCATCCCGATCATGGATGACCGCTGCATCCTGCCCGACGGCACGGAGATCACTGCCGACAAACTTCCGAGGCCGGGGGCGCGGGCGGGGGTGGCGGCATGACGACGGCGGTCGCTTCCAGTTCCGGCACGATCACACTGCGCCCCTACCAGACCGAGGCGGTCGCTGCGGTGTACGACCATCTGCGCACCCGCGATGACAACCCGTGCGTGGTGATCCCGACGGCGGGCGGCAAGACGCCAGTGATGGCGTCGATCTGCCGGGACGCGGTCACGCAGTGGAACGGCCGCGTGCTGATTCTGGCGCATGTGAAGGAGCTGCTCGAGCAGGCAGTCGACAAGCTGCATGCGATGGCACCGGACCTGTGGAATCAGATCGGCGTCTACTCCGCCGGTCTGCGCAGCCGCGACACCGAGCATTCGATCATCGTCGCCGGGATTCAGAGCGTGTACCGCCGGGCGGCTGAACTCGATCGGTTCGATCTGATCCTGATCGATGAGGCCCACATGCTGCCGCCTGATGGCGAAGGGATGTATCGCACATTCCTGGCCGACGCACGTGTGGTGAATCCCAACATCCGGCTCATCGGCCTGACCGCCACGCCGTACCGCATGACGACAGGAACCATCTGCGCGCCGGACCACCTGCTCAACCACGTTTGCTACGAGGTGGGGGTGCGCGAGCTGATCGTGCAGGGCTTCTTGTGTCCGCTGAAGACCAAGGCGGGCCGGCGCAAGGTGGACATGTCGGCGCTGCACATTCGCGGCGGCGAGTTCATTGCGGGCGAGGTCGAAGCGTTGATGGACGACGACATGGTGGTCCAGTCGGCCTGCCGCGAGATCGTCGAGCACACGCAGGACCGCCACTCGGTGCTCATCTTCGCATCGGGCGTACAGCACGCCCTGCATGTTCAGCGTGTGCTTGGCGAACGCGGGCATGAATGTGGGTTCGTGTGCGGCGACACGCTACCGTTCGAGCGGGCCGAGACACTGGAGCGATTCAAGGACGGCGGTTCCGGGGGGCTGAAGTACCTGGTCAACGTCAACGTGCTGACCACCGGCTTCGATGCGCCCAACATCGACTGCGTGGCGCTGCTTCGACCAACCAACTCGCCGGGCCTCTACTACCAGATGGTCGGCCGGGGATTCCGGCTCGATCCGTCGAAGGGGAACTGCCTGGTCCTCGACTTCGGCGGCAACATCCTGCGGCATGGCCCGGTCGATGCGCTGGAAATCAAAGATCGCGGTGCCGGGGGCGGCGAAGCGCCGGCGAAGGAATGCCCGCAGTGCCAAGCCGTGATCCACGCGGCGTATGCCACATGCCCGGAGTGCGGGCATGAATTCCCGCCGCCGGAGAAGGAGAAGCATGACGCGACAGCGCACGCCGGCGGCATCCTCTCGGGCGAGGTGGCCGAGACGGAACACGAAGTCACCGAGGTGTTCTTCAACGTGCATCAGAAGCGCGATGCGCCCGACGACCACCCGCGCACCATGCGGATCGACTACCGCGTGGGCCTGAACGACTTCCACAGCGAATGGGTCTGTCCTGAACACGCCCGGGGTGGCTATGCCCGGCAGAAGTTCGAGGCGTGGTGGCGTACCCGCTCCAACGAGCCGCCCCCGGAATCCGCCCAAGACGCCGTGGACCTGGCCGATAGCGGCGCGCTCGCTGAAACGAAGACGATCACGGTGCGATCGGTCACCGGTGAGCGGTTCGACCGCATCATCAACTACCAGCTCGGCCCGGTTCCGCCGCGCATGGATGGCAGCGACGAGCGCGACGACGGCAGCCCGATCCACGACCCGCTGATGGACATCCCTGACGACGAGATTCCCTTCTGATGGAGGTTGGCATGACTGCAA